CTGCATCTCGTATCTTTCTAGCACGAGTAATATTTGATTTTTTATTTTTAGCCATTATCTGTTAACCTTAAAGTAAAAGTTTTCGTCATATACGACTACTGAACTATCTGATTGCGTTACCTGAAAACATAATTTATAATACCGCTCCGGCATAAATGATTTCATTTCTAATTTCATAAAATTACCTGAAGAGTCGCAACTTAATTTAGTTCCTTGATTACTATAAGGTATAACAAACTCTTCAGTAATTGCATCTTTTACGCCATAATATGAAGAAGTTGGTAAGAATTTTATATTCTTAAAATTTGATTGAGTTGAAAACGTTTTAGTTGGATATCTATCTCTACCAACTACTCTAATCTTAGGTACTTCTTTAGTGCTATATTCATGCTTAAGATTTTTTAGATATACAACACTTTGATCTGAAGTTAATTCTGTAAGACCGGTACTGTCGAAAGTAGAGTCATCGTATACAACTTCTAATCTAGGTTGATATACAGTATTAGTTTGTTTTGAAAAATATTGTACTCTACCGTAATTAGTACTGTTAGTTTCTTGTGAACCCGATCTCAATAATATAATTCCATCATTAGGATTGTTACCTGTAATTAGATAGTTAATGACTGGTGTGACATCCATTCTTAAATCGGACGATTCATGCTCGAATGATTGCGTTCCATAATAATTTTTATACCAAGTACCTCCACCAGTAACATTACTGTATTGCATTACTGATCCTTCAGCTAATGATCTTGATGTCCATTGAGTATCTCTAGCTGCTATATACTCTATACTAGGAGCTTGCTTATCTCTATATATCCACGATGATCCTTGATTATCAAATAAGTTTAATGCTGAAGGTTCGAGTTTTCTTCCTTGTCCTTCGTTCCATGATTGAGATAAAGGATACGCTACTAGAATATATTCAGTTGGTACCTCAAAAGTACCTGCTTGATATAAGTTAAGAAAAAATCTTGGGTCACTTATTTTTCCTGAAGAGATTGACGCACTTATCTCCTCTAAAGGAAATTTTAGGAGTATTCTAGAACTAAATATACCTGCAGACGAAGAAACTTTGGTAAGTTCTAAAATCTGATCTATACCAGCATTTAAGCTACCTGTTTTTTCGTAGATTGTATTATCTGCTTCTGCATATATTGATTTAATCATTTTTTTAGCTCCTAGATTGCTACTACACGTCCTTTGATATCAGAGTTAGGATATTTTATCTCGAATATACTTGGATCAAGTGAAGGATAAACTACTTGATTACGCGTTGCTTGTTTTATATCGTAAATATTGCCCGAATAACCAGATTGCTTATCTTGTAAGTTGTATATATCAATCTTAACAATACTTTGAAGTCCCATTACTGTAGATAAATCAGTATATAAATCAGATAGAATAATTGGTTGATTTATTTGCCAGTCATCAATATTAAAAAATTGCTGTACTTTCTTTATTGCTTTAAGTAATACATCATTACTGTTAAAACCTGGTAAGGTTAATATTTCAAAATCTACACCTATATTTATCACGTAAGCATTTTTAATTGTAATAGAATCGGTAAGTAATCTGAACGGACTTAAGTAATTTTTTATATTTTCTTTAGTTGCAGGATTAGTATTAGTTAACTGCTTGTCAGCATTATAAGATAAAGTATATAAGCAAACTGCAAACGGATTTCTTAACCTATTATTTACATCACTAATATTTAACTTTTCATCTTGAGTTGCATATACCTTTGCTACTGATCCAAAACTACTAGGCATTGTCATAGTACGAATCATATAATCATCCTTACTTACTACTCTTCCTTGTGAGTTAAAAAATGCTAGAGCATTATCACGAATTTCTTCTATCGTTTCAGCTCCTCTACCACCTTGAGCGGGCGTAGGATTAGTTGCAGCTACCGATCTTTTTGTATTTTGAAAAAGTACTCTATCTAAACCAGCACCTTCACTTATAAATTCGATTCGATCAACATCAGTTATATCTCCTGCTGGCACGTTATCAGCTACCCCGTTCCCGATTGTATACTCAACAGTAAGAGTTGTACTATAAGGCGCTTCTCCATATGCTTTAGTATACATAAAGTTTGATGGGTCGATAAAAGTATTACTTTTTGGTGTAACGGTTGGTAATGCTGATCCTGCGTTTTTAGGATTAGGAATTACTTCTTCGTCAGGTTGAGTTGATGTACCTGGACCAAATTCAAGTACATATCTACCATCTTCTCGTATTCGAGAAGTAAATCGTTTAGAAGTTTTCTTTAATTTTAGTAAATAAGGGGTTTCAGCGTTATATACTGTTAAGTCCGGATCGATATATTGATCGTTAGTTACTTGTTTGAATACAGTATCTTGAGCAAGGAAAGGTACTTCAGTCCACTCTTTACCTGCTGCATCAGTTACTTTAGTTATCTCGATTATATTAGTTCTTGCAAGAGCTATCTGTAAAAATGGTTGAACTGCTCCTACTTGAAAAGTTTCAGTTATCGGGGTACCTGATTGAAAGCCTGCTTGTTTACGTAGTAAATAGTATGTTGGATCTCCTGTAGAGTCATCAGTAGAAAATATTGATACCTCAGTAGGATTAGTTGAACCTGAAACTGTAAAATCAATCGGTAGATTCCTTTTATATACAGTACCGTTAGTAGATCTAACTTGCATGCCACCTTTAATAGATAACGCATAGTCGTAATCAGGTCTATTATTTATACCAGCACCTTTAGCCGGAACAGTCTGATAAATATCTACATCGACAGTAGCAGCTATAGCTTGTTTAGGTCTATACCCTAAAGCTTGAGCTAAAGATATTACGTTCTTTTTTTCCGATGCATATGGAAGAAGAGTTTCTTTGAACTGCTTATCTAAATAGAAACTTAAAACATCTCCTACGTAAGCAGTAGTCTCAAGAAACATCATACCAGGGGACGCTTCATTAAAATCGTTGAAAGTAGTTGGGTAATAAGTCCTAGCAAAATCTATTAGATTTTTTCGAATAGTAGGAAAGTCTTTACCTGTATACTTTATATCTTTACTTATTTTTTTATTTACTGATGCCATTTCATTCCTACATATTCATTACGGTTATACTTCCGTCTGACCCAAACTTAAATGTTACGTTTACAAATTTAGTAATATCATCAATAATACTAAAATTTAAGTCGACTATAATTCTGTATTTATCTATATCTTCTACAGTTCTAGTAACTTTTACTTCTCCTAAATTTACATATGGTAACCAAAACTTAACTGCATCAGTAATATCTGTTTTTACTAACGCTTGCAAATCTCTTGTATTAGGCTCGAATAAAAATCTTTTTAGATTAGTACCGAATTGAGGTTGCATAAACCTTTCACCTTTATCAGTAAGTAATAAATTTACAATATTAGTTTTAGCTTGATCTAGAGTAGTATAATTTAACTTAAAGTTAGATCTACCAGGACCAAACGGCAATGCTATACCAATTGCAATATCATCTCTACCGAATAAATTTGCCATATTATTTCTTAAATCGTTTTACTAGTTCGCTGTAATCTCTTGTTAAAGCTTTTGCAACACCAGGATCTACATCTGCTACATGATTTGACATACCTCTGACGTCTGTCTTCGGAATCATTTCTTGTACAGTAGGTTGACCAGATGGAGTCATATCTCCATACCCCATTTTTGCAGCTAATGAATTTCTATCAAACGTTTGTGCATTACCTGCTGAAAAGGTTTGACCTCCCATAGTAGGATATTCACCTGCTTCTCCTGCGATTCTTGAAGTAGCTCCTGCTGCGATATCTCCTGCTGTTTCATTTAGAATATCATTTAGCATTTTATTTTTTGTGTATTCTTTTTTAACTTTAGGTTTTCTAGCTGATCGTTCTATGCTATCTTGCAAGCCTAATGCATGCTGTAATCCTGTGCTAAACTCATCTTTAGTAACTCTTGGTTTCTTACGTTCATTAAGAACTTGTCGAACCTCTTTACGTACTTCTTCTCGTACGATTTTTCTTATAACTTGTGCTAATTTGTTTGTTGACATGTTTCTCCTCTAAATATACTTTATCATATATAAATATAACTTATCTTAATTTATTAGTTAAAATATCTATGCAACTCCAACCCATGGAATAGGTGTAGGTACTGGACCAGCTGGTGATGGAACTAAACCAATATATAATCCTGATATTTGTGTTAAATGTTGAGTAAACCCGCTAACTAATATTCCTGCAATTGCTGCGCAGTTCTGACTATGAAATGCATCGTTAATTGTCGAAGCTAGACTGGGTATAGCTGCTAACCCTGGCTGAAGTTGTTGAACACCAGGAGCTGGAGCTACAGTAGGTGGGTGTGGTGGGAGTGGATTATATTGAGCAGCAGCCCAAGCGTTAACCGTTCCAGTAGCAGCTGGTATCCAGGCTGGTACTCCTATATCTATACCTTCAGGTGGTACTCCTGCTGCATTAAAAACTTGAGCAAATGATGCTTTCCAACCAGATTCCATAGTTGCTTTTACCCAACCACTTGTTAGTAGATTATTAAATGGTATAACTCCTGCTAGACCAGTTATAGCGAGCTCATACTCATCTGCTATTTTTTTGGCAGTCGGAGCTCCTGCTTGTTGGTAGTCTTCACCACCTTCTGCATCTCCACAAAACCATGCATTCATCGCTGCTGTAAATCCTCCCCAATTAGCTGGCATATATAACTCCTTATGGTTGTCCGAATACAGTAGTACTATACTGTTGCGGGATAGCTGCTCTATGAGCTGCTAGATCTGATTGTTGTTGTGCGTATTGCGGTGCTTGAATAGGGGGTCCGGATGGGCCTGCAGGTGTAGGATGAATCTCACCTTGCAATGTTGTTAACATAGCATCTATTATATCACATAATTTTGCTTTCCAAGCATCATCTTCATCCCCTAAAACGAAAGGGTGACCTTTAGTACTACCAACAGTCGGTGCACCACCTTGAGCTGAATCTTGCTCTACTCCTATATAAATTAAAGGACATTCTAATTCAAACTTCTCAGTTGCATTAAGGTACACTGAAGGAGTATCTACTAAAAATTCACTCCCTGCATCAAACGTCATATCAGTTTCAGTTGTTAATCCTATACCACCTCCACCGAAAATATAAGCTCCAGCTTCTCTACTGTTAAATACTAACCTATTAGATGTAATAAGTATTTGACCTTGCTTCTCACCTTCTGTATCTATAAGATCATCAGTCGTTGGCGCAGTTAAATCTTCTCCAACAGTATTTGTACCTGCTTCAAATGATAAAGCATCGTATTTAGTAGAACCAAATGTCAAAGGTATAGTTTGACCTCTAGTCATCCATATACTACTTGCTTCCATATCAGGATGCTCAATAACATGTTCTCCTCCATCTTCTAATTCTTGATCTTGACCATTACGAATTATTAAGATAGGTTCAGCAGGATCATCCGTTGAAGGATCTGACCATGTATTCTCCGGTGTACCTTTTACAGCAGAACCAAATCTTATTGAATGACCAAACCTACCTTCGATAGTAAAGTCTCCTTCATATGGCTGTATAGGTCTTATTTTAGCTTGTTCTTTGAAAGTTTCTCCTAGATCAACATCTCCTTCGTCACCTGTTACGTTTGGATTACCAAAACCGACTTCTTTATATTCTAATATTTTATCCTTGTCAGCTGAGTCTTGATCAGGATTAGGTATACTAATAAAAGGTATAGCATTATGGTGAATAGATCCCCACATATTTAATATATCATGATAGTACATAATAGTCGCGTCTGAGGCATCTGTAGCAGCAGTTTTATCTGCATACGACGTAATTAGAACTACTTCATGTATTAGTGGATATTGTTTTATATTTCTAGTAAGAGGTACCGCCCAACTTAATTTATCAGTATCTTCTACGTTAGCATCAGAATATAATCTACGAACTTGAATAGTACCTATTTGTTCTTCTGGGTCTGGTATTGATGGATCATAGCTTGGATGCTCGGTATTAAGAACTATATCTACGACTTCAGCAGGTTCGGTAGTAAAACTTTGGACCGATAAACTATCACCGAACGCAAGATCATTTGCTGTAATAGGACTTTGAGGTCCATACGGTTGATATGATCTACCTTTATTATTCTTTACCTTTGTGTAGCCTGCCATTATCTATACTCTTAACTTTATCTTCTATCTTTTTATTACCTTCTTCGATAGCGTTTAACTCGTCTAGTAACTGTTTCTTTTCTTCTTCTGAAATACCGAAATCGCTATCACCTTGAGCATTATTACCGATTAGTCGTTGAACTACAGCAAGAAGTTTAGCTAATTGATCGTCGTTTTTAACACTTACTTCTAGATAATCTTTTATTAGAGGTACAATAATTGTAGCGTCACCTATATTCTGTACAAACGGTTTTAGTTCAGATATAAGTAAGTTAATTTGCGACTCTTTTTTCTTTGACGCACTATATAAATCCTTAGCTATATCTGAAAAACTCTTCCCTTTGAATATTTCAGTATCTTTGTCCATATATAATAATTAGAAATATTTAGAATTTTGTCTACTAGAACTAGGGTTCATATCTATTCGCCCGTTAGCTTGATACTGTTCCCACATATCTTTATAAATACGACGCATAGTATTGACAACTTTAGTAATGTACTGCGTTTTAACGTCTGCCATTTCTCGTATCATTATATAAAGAGCTTTTTTATTATATATTTCTATATTTTCTCTTCTACGAAATAGTTCAGCTATAGCAGCAGCTACTCTTATATCTTTTTTTCTAGTAAATATTACATTTAGATTTCTATCCCAATACTCAACCATTAGATCAGTAAAGTCTTTTCTTGCTTCGACTATATCTTCTCTAACTATCTCATTAGTAATATTACGTTTGATATCGATAGATTCAACACCGGTACGCTGTTTCATCTTCTTATAATTTTCGTTATTGTTATAGATTAAATAGTTTTTAGCAACTATACTAAAATATGAATACGCTTTACTACCTTTAGCTGGATCGAATTTATCTATTTTCTCTATTAGATATGCAACTACTTCAGCTTGAACGTCTACATAAGGATCTTCAAAACAATAAAACTTAAAAGTATGAATTATATTCTCAGTAAGCTTCATGAAAGGTTTATGTATATGTTGAGAGTAAACTTTGTTTCTTAACTGAGAGTTTGGCTCTTTATTATACGCTATGATAGCTCGTTCGTTTTCTTCGTGAAAGTAACCTCTTCTTTTTTTAGCTTTAGTTACTCTTCTTTCTTCTTCGAAAGCGTCGTACCATTTATAAAATTCTTGAACTGGTGATAAGCTTGAACTTACTTGAGTCATTATTCATCTTCTCCGAGTGTATTTAGTTTATTTATAATTTTTTTAAGTTCCTTATAAAAATATCCTACCTCGTCATCTGATGAAAATGCACCACGAGTATCTATTTTTTTCATTTCTCTATTCATATCAGTTATAGTTTTAGAGAATTCATTTACCCAAGTTTCTAGATTCTCAACATAGTCTTCACTTTGTTCGTACTTCTTTAGTATATTCCAGTTAGCATAAAGTGAACAAATAAGTGCTATAGCGAGTAAAATAATAGTAATAATCATCCGAATAACTCATCAAATAGTTTACTAGCATCCGTACCTGTATTAAGTTGAGATGCTGGATTAGGTTTCTTTTTAGGTGTTACAGGTTTACTTTTAGCCTTTGGCTTAACAGTATGCTGAATCATTTTTTCTTGACTAACATTAGTCAAACTTCTTGCGCTATGCCAAGAGTTCTCTCCATGCTTCCAACGTTCCCATTCTACTCTTGAAGCTAACATATCTGCTTGATGCAGTATAAGTGGTAAATTAGACCGTAATCTTGATTCAGGATTAAAACTAACTAGATAAGGTTTATTTGCTTCTTCATACATCCCATCATGAATTCTTATTCCTAAGAATTCGTTCCAAGTATATTTTATACCAAAATGTTGAAGTAAGAATAAACTTCGATCTGGTATAAGACTAAATTCGGTTTTCGGATTTACAGTATATAACGCACCTTGATTCTTTCTATGCCATTCTGATTGATTCGGTATATATGTATCATTTTCAAGATCACCTATTTTACCTAGATCATGATTCAAAGCAGCAAACATCAACTCTTCAAGTGTATAGTTCTCTTGATGAGCACCTGCTGAAGCCCATGTATTATATAATTCAAACGAACAATCCATAACCCGTAAAACATGATCAACATAACCACCTACAAAGCAGTTATGATAATGCTCTCTAGAGCTAGCAGGAGCAAACATCATTCTATCGGCGAAGTAATTATACATCTCAAGAAGCTTTTCTTGCCTTTCACCTTTGAATTGATTTTCAATCCTACCTAGTAGATCGTCCCAGTTTTCTTTTATTTGCTTTTCGTCTAATTTCATATTTAATTTATTATTCCGTCTATTACACCTAGTTTTTGAGCATCTTTAGCTGATAGATATAGATCAGTTTTAGAATGCTCTGACCAAAACTTTTTATCTTTATTTGTTTTCTCACCAAGTATGCTATTAGCCATATCTTCGAGATGAGAATTATATTTATGTGCAGCTTTCAGATCAGATGACTTACCTGCTTGCATAGATGAACCTTCGTGAATCATTACAGTAGATCGTTTACTAGCTAATCTCTTTCCTGTACCGCATGCGAGTATCATAGCAGCTGCGCTCATTGCTTTACCGCGACAGATAGTATTTACTTTAATATTACTATTCTTCTCGAGGCTTTCAATATAATCTATTATACCAAACATCTCGTATACATCACCGCCTACTGAATCGATAACAACATTTATAGGGGAGGTATCTCCTTCTTCTCTATTCCGAAGTATTGCTCTACATCGTACCATAAAGTCATATAAACCGAAGTCTTCGATCTCTCCAATCATATATACTACACTATCTTCTACATCTACAGCAAATTCTATTTCTTTATAAAGATGCTTTTTTTCTAAATCATCTTCATAATATACTTCTTCTTCTGCTGAATTTGTCTTCGACTCTTGCTCTTCGTAACTACCGTATAATGTTGACATATTATCCTTTTAATATTTTTTTAAGTTTATCTAGCGGCTTTGACTTACCCTCGAAAGCTTCTTCTACACTATTACTATCGTAACCAAGTGCACAAGCAAGTCTTTTACATACTCTCTTAAAGTCGTGAATATCGACATTTTCATTAACGTCTAATTCTACTTTTTGAATTTCTTTTGAATATGTACCTCGAGTATAAATTAGTTTATCCATATTGTATAATATACGAAAAATAAATTAAGAATCAAACTATTTTTAGCTTTAATTTGCGACTAAGTTTTCTAATCTTAACTTCAATAGCTTTTTTATCTTTCTTTAACGTAACTTTTTTTAGTTGTTTTTTGAGGTCGTATAACTCAGCCATATGCGTTCTTTTTTGAGCTTCTCGCTCTCGTTTAGTTAAACGCTTTTTAGCTTTTTTTACTTGTATAACTGTGGCTGGTAGTGTACCTTTTAGCTTAGGTTGTTCTTTTCCTTTATGAAATACGTTACCTTCTTTATCAACGTATTCGTTCATCCATTGCCAACCTTTAGGTCTTCCAGTAGGTTTATATCTTGGTGTAAAGGTTGGTGCATCAACTACTTTGTTAACACATTTATGACATAAGACAGCGGTTACTGAAGGTCCAACGTTTACCCATTCGCCGCAAAAATTACCTTTCCAGTATTTACCACCTTCAATACTATTTCTGCAGATCATAAACCTTTGACCGTTTTCAGTATAACTCTTATAGACCGTTTTATTCTTCTTTGCCATATAATTAAATATACGAAAAATAAATTAGTTAACCAACTTACCCTTTATATTTGTATTGTTTAGGTGCTCGTCGAGGTGGAGCAGGGCGCTTTATCCTACGCTTTCTTTTATTTTCAGATTTAGAAGTAACCATTCCAATAAGCTTATCTTTATCGACTTCATTTTCAGTTCCATGATATAACTCATGTTCAGAAGATTGATCAGATACTGGGTTATCAGGAGTATCCTTAGGTTTTTCTAACTCTTTCTCTTCTTCTTCCATTATATCAATAAAAGCATCTAAACCTATTTCCTTTTTAGATATATCTTTTACTTCTTCCAAATCACTTACTATTAGATCTTCTTTTTCAATTTTTACTTTATCAGAAATTTTTTCTTGATTTTTTCTAACTCTAGCGATTAGATCTTCGGACGGTGTAGTCCATTCTTTAGGCATTGGATATGGTTTATTAAATTCCATTCCATCTGGTACTGACATTTTTACTCTAGGTTTAATTTGAGCGAATGCCATATTAGCTGCAATTACTAAAGCTATAGCAAGAGGGTCAAAAACAAAAATTATTAAAAGTAAAAACCAGTTAACAACTTTCCCCATATCTTGTCCAGTTGTCTCCGAAAGATACTTAAGAGGGCCTAACTCTCTTTCATTTTCGTTATTTATTTCTCTATCTAATAATGCTATATCAGACTTTGATATCGAATCTAATATAGCTTCTAATTTTTTATTAACGTTATCTCGATCTTGAATAGTACTT